AGCAGACAAACCCAGTAGACCAACACCGCCTATAGCGGCAGTAGCCCCCATATTGCAAGCTAATAAGGTTAGTAGTCCTACAAACGCGCCAAAGGCCCCAGAAGAGGCTCCAAAAGCCGTGGTGGCCAACGATGAGGAATCCAGTGCAGATGCGCCTAAAAAACGACGCAAACGTACAAGAAAGCGAAAGCCCTCCGATAGCGCGGGCGCAGAACTACCACCGGTTGCGTCTCCAGTAGCGGCACAACCGCCCAGCACCCCACAGCAACAAGCCCCTCAAGAAAACAACGTATTACATCTTCGTTAAGAGAAGACTCTAGAGAAAGAAAAGAGCCCACCCCGAAGGGCCGCTGACGAACGTAAGGTTCGTGGGCTCTCTTCGTTGTGGGCTTGTGCCTGACCTAGATTAGCATCAGGCAGAATGCAACGGTCGTCGGGAAGGACAAGGCTGTGAAGCTCATGAACCTTCCACCGCCTCGCCGGTTGTCCACCGACTCATTAGAGCGAGAGCACGAAGACGTGTGCTCCGCAGCTCCCCCGCATTCACCGCACTTACTCCCACCGGTCGAACCAGACATCTCCCGAGTTCCCCTCTTTAGTAGTGAATAGCTTAAATAATATACTATACTTTGTATATTAAAACAAGATGTAGGTACGAATTCTATACAGTATTGTCGCCTAAACGCTATAATCTAGTGAATGGAAATATTTCTTCTTTTTCTAGTAGTAGTATTACTCGCTAGTTTTGCCAACCTATTCGATCGAGCCAAAAGAAGAATTAGGAAAACCCAATATCACTACACAAAGCGCAATCGAGTGATGACTAGTGCCGAGGGGCGCTTCTTTGAATCTCTATCTTCAGTGCTAGGAGACAGGTTCATTGTCATACCTCAAGCTCACCTCAGTGCTTTTATAGACCATAAGGTTGTCGGCCAGTATTGGAAGGGCGCTCTTAGCGCAATCAATGCCAAGTCTGTAGACTTTCTTCTCGTGGACAAACATACCCTTGAGCCAATGATAGCCATCGAATTAGACGACTGGTCACACGAAAGGGAAGATAGGGTCGCCAGAGACGCAAGAGTAGAGCAACTATTTAATGAGGTAGGTATGCTATTTGCAAGATTTGACGACCCTGATATAGATGGGCAAGAAATTGTCGAGGTGATTTATGATCTTGTTCGTGAGCAACCACTAAATGAACGAGCTAATATAGAGCAAAAATCGGGCATAATAAGAAACTAAATAACCGCATTCAGAGTTCCAAATCATTTTGATTGATGTCGTTATTAGCAGGTGAGTGTACGGACCCACAAACTATAGAACGAAATTTATCAACTCTAAATCTAAATGCGGTACCAGAAGCCTAGAGAGATAGGTTACTTTATCAAACTTTTTCGTAGGCACATAAAATAGAACAAAAATAGAACATTGGATGCTGATCAACAACAATCAGCTAAAATCGATACTTAAATATTAATAGTTAGCCCTTAAGAACAACGAACCGGATTTGGCAGATCAAATCAGGTAAATTGGCGATTACTGACATAGAGGGTGACTTAAAGGTTGCGTAGGGCGGACATGGATATATCCAAATTATTTTGATAATCAAACAAAACACGAACCCACATTACATATATAGATTATACGTCGCACAATATACCTTGTATTGCGTCAAATTTATGTCATAATAGCTTATGCTTAATAGGGGTGATAAAATCGAACAATGGAATTGTCAATGCCATGTAGTATTTACAACGTAGGTATTGTAATAAGCAGGACAATAGGGTAGTGATGGCTAAAACTGAAAAGCAATCAAAGCAATCTGCTAAGTAGATGAATCACGTCCAGTGATACACCGTAGTGAGCTATCAGAAGAGAGAGCAATATAAGCATCATTATCTTTAAAATCCAAAAGTAGAGGTCACTAGTCTTCTCATTCTCAACGTTAAAACCGCTATAGCGAAAAACACGAAGAGGGAAATTCACGGCTAAAGCAAATAAATACGACGGCTTCCATACATCACCCCTCCAAAACCGCTTTATACCTCCCCAGAATGATCTCATTTGATAATCATAGGTTCCTATCGCCCTATCAAGTCTGCTTATCAAAAACTGATATCTTAATTGTCGATCATAAGCTTCCTCAGGAAGATCAAAAAAGTCTTGTATAATATCGAACGTAACATCTGGATCACTCTTATACGCAGCGGAGGTAGGTACTGATGCTCTGAAAAAACGATACTGGACGATAGGAATAATTCTATTGATGGCTGCATTAAGTTGGTCGAGTCTGCGAACATCCTTCAAATTAGGTATAAGACTCTCCAATTTAGGAACAGGGGAATCATTTACCATGTCATGGGCGAAGTGAAAATAGTGCCTCGTTAGAGCGTCAAAACGAACTAGGTCTCTTTTTGCACGTCGCGCTTCAAGCACTCCAACAGGGGAAATATAGTGCCATTTTTTAGGTACGGAACGTAGCTCTCTCTTTTTAGCCATATATTGTCATTATAGCTCAATAACAATGCGTCACATAAAGTATCTTACGGCAATCAGTTAGAGGACTTAGATTCGGAGTCGTGTTTAACGACGTAAACAGTATAATCTTCACTATCAAACACCTCTACATTCTCATCCGTAATGTACGGCTGAACGTCGACATTATTTGATCTTATCGGACGTTGGAGACCTTGAGAAACCCAATAACGTTTCTTACCACTGAATAAAGGCATCTCTTTTGTAATGTATTTACCTACATAATTTGCAACCTTTGCACGACTATCGTCATCGTTTTCGATAATCGTTGCATTAGAAAATCCCGAACGCCAACCTGTCAAGTCATAAACACGTTTACCGCTGTGAGAGAATACAGGCTCACCGGTGGTCTTTGCAAACGCAGGTTCAATTTTCCCTTTATAGCCACTAAAGAGCGCATGAAAATGTAAAGACTCTCCATCGTGGTGATACTCAGGGACAATTAGGTAATTAAAATTGCCATAAAGTTTACTTTGTGAATGCAGCCAATAGTGCATACGCGCCTTACAAACATCAACCTCATTACGATGGTCTTTGAAAGTAAAGGTGCAAAAATATTCAAAATCGTTACAAAGTATGATGTCCTTAATAACTTCTTTAGTGCGTTTTAAGCTACGTTCAATTAGCAGCTTTTTTGTCATTTCAGTTAGCATTTTTTTGTTTTTTTCCTTGTTTTTTTCTTGGGTACCAATCGGGACTTGAAATGGCTTCTTATACACCAAAAGACGCGAGTGAGACGGGTACACCTTTTCAGAATTACGAATTATTTTATAATCTGATTGTATCATATAACTACCCATAATATGTCTGTGTTGTGAACTCGCACAGACATATTCCCCCTCTAAAAAATGTTATTATGTTGTGCTGTCATCTTCATAGTACGAATAAGTAAAGTAACATTTTCCTCGTGACCATCGGCATAGACCTTTCGAAGAAATAGCATATCTCTCAATGGAAGATGCGCTAATTTTCTCTGATAAGAATTAAAGAGAAAAGGGGTATTGTTTGATGTTTGTATTTGAGATGCAATTTCTTTAAGATAATCTCGTGCCTCCTTTTTAGTTGAAAAATGGGCGCCTATAACAGGGTGATCTCTCTCGAAAATCTGAAAGTATTCTGGATTATGCATATTTTCTCCTTTATTTAAGCAGTGTAGGGAATAGAGAGGAAACTTTCGGCGCCACCGCCAGCGGTTTGGCGCTCGAAAGCGTCATTCTGTCATGTCTTCAAACTTTTCATATTTTTCTTTGTAATTTGAATAGTCGTCGAATTTAGATTCTCAAATACTGTTTGTGTTGATATAACGATCTGCATCGTATCATACAAATTCCTAAGCTCTCTCGTCTGTATAAACCATCCTCGGCGTTTAACATGTCCTACTAGCGCACCTAGTCTATCCTGATCGACTTCAGTAGCATCGTAAGCTCTTTGTACCGTGAGAACACCGAAGTATGTCTTACAACCGATGATCGTCACAGCTTGTTCACGAACAGCTTTTTCCATTCGCATAAATATTTGAGACGTCGCAACAAATAAACGATGCTTCTTGCGGAGCTGAGAGACAAAGGCAAAAATATCTATTTTTGTATCCTTTGAGTTTACGGAGTTAAAGTACAAATGAGCTTCATCAACGATATCGATAATGCCCGAATCACCATTCTCTAGGTAGTTCATCAGAATACCCAGCTCATATTCAGTCTCAAACAAAAGATACTCTTGTTCGGTGTCAAAATTCTCGAGAACTCGGCGAAGATTCGCACGCAGGGACTCGGAACGATCCACGCCCTCGCGAGATCTGTTCACGACTTCTTGCTGTGCTTCGCTAAGCCCGAAACGACGCGGTTTCAACCATTCAAGGAAAAGATTACTTGTCGCTATTGCTCGTGGATACACCTTTTTAACGTCGTAAGCATGTTTGACCATTGAAATGGTCTTACCTGAGCCTTGCCACCCTTGATAGACATGTATACCGTGGTGAGGAAACTTCGTTTTATCCCTTCGAGCGACAATATCGTCGTAGTAGGTCTTGAGATAAACACGCATTTCTTTTTTAAGAACGGCTATATAGCTCATATGCCAATCCTATCCCAGCCACATCTGTTATATCGTCCGTGACACGACCAGCCGTTGAGTTGTCTCGGACATCTGCCTCGCCAATGCCAAAGCTGTCGTCTAATTAAAAGCCAAATTACATACATACGAATCTCCTTATTTAATGCCGAATACTGGTATTTTTCTCAAAATCCACAGGATGAGGTGATAGGTCGGCTCAAAGAGTACAATCCCCAACAGACCAACAAACATGAAATTGAACAAAACAGGGGTGTAAAGGTATTGGAACGGGAAAATAACAGATGCAACAGTCGAAACAATCCAATTACCTCCAGATATTACAGATTGAGATATTGGAGGTAGGGCTGGTATGACACTAAATACTGCATCAAAGAGCGACTGAAAGGAGTTAATGAGAAATGTGAGTATCATGCTTTTAGTACCTCCAAAAGCTTCCTGTAATACATAAATATCAATGTGATGGACGTCGTACCTATGACGGTTGATTGGAAAATTGTCCAAAGAGCAGGGAAGGTACTCGCCATCCATCCGTAATTAAAGGTGAATGTAGAGCCAAAGAACGGACCGAACGCAATGGTACATAAGCCCAACTCACCTACACCCTGACTACCGCTGTAATCACAGGCGTATGAAGTGTTAGAGGTCTGGAACACCGTTCCAAAAAGGTTTGTAAAGAAGGTTGCAGGGTAGGTGAGAAATCCTAATTTACTGCTAATAGTGGACTGAATGTCTAGAAACAAATTAGGGAATGCATTTGACGGTGGAATGAAGATCATTGCGAAACCCTGAACCAAGGAAATAGACAGATTTGTAAAAGCAGTACCCAATGTCGTGAAGAATCCGGTAATGAAGTTCCCTACTACGCCGAAGAAAGCCATGACATTACCAAAATAACAGGAGAAATCTAGAGCAGCACAAGAAGCGTAAAGAGGTGGTGGAGTATCAGCAATAGTATATAGCCCCCCTGTGTAAGTACTGTCCGAATTAAGTGTTGCCGTCCAGTTGTGTGTTCCAGAAATACATGTAGTATCTGTAAAACTACTGTTCGCAAGAGCTGGTGATCCACCATCTCTAATTTCAGTTAAAGAAGCATCGGGGTTAATTTTATAAGTGTTAATTAAGTTGCCAAAATGCAACCATGTATCTGTTCCATCGTTACTAAAATACATCTGCTTATTCCCTGTTGGAGAAGGTGTAGGAGCGATAATCAGGATGTTTGAACTTCCCTGATAGTAAGTATTCGCACGATTAAAAACGATGTACTGATACGTCGTTGGGTCGTATGAGCTGTTAGCAGCTTGTATTGCGGAAGTAGCCGGAATTGTGCCAGAACACGCTGGCAATGTACCACTAAATGCATTAGCTTGGGTAGTCTGCAATAATGCGCCAAATGTAGAAAACACTAAAAGCACAACGACAGAAAATGATAAAAAAGTTCGTTTAATCATGATGCTTTCCGCTGAGTTTCTTTACGACATACCAAATAATCAGTAAATCTATACCTGTAGCAGCGAGGTAAACGACCTTCTGGACAAAGATAGGGTCATTCACTCTAGTGACCTCTGTTTCGACCAGTGATACCCATCGTATAGTTCCAAACCAAATCAAATACGATCTTCAGACCTGCACAAACTGCGATAACAGGGACGAGAAGGGGTAGTGATAATGCAACTTGCTGCGTGATGAGATTGACTAAATCGGCGGGGGACAATGGTGCCATGTGTAACCTTTCTTGAATTTATGTTGAAATACTACCTCCACCCACTTTTATTCGTGATGAATGATGATGCGAAGTGTTAAAGGTGCGAAGTGGGTGAGGGTAGTATCTCGATAGCTTAAATATCGAGATACTGGTGGGTTAGAGTTTGCCCTTGTGGGCTTTGTTAGCAAAGCCTTTAACAATAGCGAAACCTACACCGAAGACAATAAGAGGGACAATAAGTGGAAGGTTAGCGGTAATCATACCGGTGATACCTGTCACTACGTCTGTACCAAATGTCGAAGGTAGAACTGGAGTCATTGTGTTTTCCTTTCTTGATAGTTAATGTTCGAACAAAAATAGAACATTACTAGTCGACCTGATCTAGTAAATCGTTGTTCATACTTTTTTCAGCAAGCAGGCTCTGTAGACCAAACCAATCACGTTTATCAACGAAATTGTCAATCTGCATACCATTTGAGAAATAGACAGTCATCACCACATATGGTTGATTAGTACGTTGGGATTGGCGCTCAGAGAGGGAAACACGAGTTACTTTTGATACGATATTGTCTGCATTTAGATCCATATTTTTTCCTTAATTAGATATTGGAGGTATCATAGCTCACATATTTAAATGTGACTAGATACGTCGCACAATATACCTTTTACGACATTACATTAAGTATAATAAGACGATTCAATATACGTCTTGGTTAAACATACAATTCACACTTACTTCTAAAATAGGGTACTTACACTTGAAACTTTCGCATATTTAAATAGATATATGCCTGTCATAGCGTTTAACACCTTTCAATCTGTTAGCTAAAGAAAGCCGTTAATCCTAACTAGATAGATCAAGTTAAGTGATTAACAAAATCTCAAGTTATCCACAATTCATTTTGCTTTTTTATTTTTTGATATCATAATATATATTTTGACTTTTTACTGGTTTGTGTGGCAAATATACTTAACTGCCCTTTACCCCACCCCTGCCTCACTGTTCCCCTCTTTTTGCATTTCCTAAGTTTTAGTATCATAATATACTTATCACTTAATAACGTTCTATTTCTATAAAAGAACAAAAATAGAACACTCTTATAAAGACAGAGTAGGAGACTGTATCAGCTTACCGATAAAATGCCTTGCCACTCACACGAACATCCAGATATTGTGGAGTAACATTATTTGAAGAAAACCATTTGATACTGCGATCCATATCCTCGACCTGCTCCCCTGCTGGCCTATCAACTGATAACTTAACAGGATATGCTATCTTATTCAAATGCAGTTCAAGCTGTCGCGTTGTACCCTGAGGAATAATAATTTGCGTAACAGTATACCCACGCATTTTCGTAAAACCAACAACACGACCTACAAAGCCAAGAAATTGGTCGCTCGCCACAGCTTGACCAGCACTCGCCTGTACACCACTGTCATCAATAATCTGAAGAGAGGGAGCTGTATAATAGTTTCTTGCAAAAGAGACCCCTGCAGAATCAACGTATTCTTGTCGACCGCCAACGCTCCAACCTGCAATCGGTGTTCGTAATGTGATAATAAAAATTGACTTTCCAAACCCTCCTGAGCCTTCAGCCTTTATAGAAGACACCTCAGGGGCGATATTTTGCAGATAATCACTAAGACTCGCTTGATTGAGCATGAATCTCAGACGTTCTGCCGGCTGTCTTGAAAGATACTCTTCTATAGTTGAAGCATATATGGGGTCAAGATGAATTGATACATCCTGCGCCTCAACAACTACCCCGGCAGTAAATTGCGATACAAGCCAGTATAGTGTCATCGCAACCACAATGACACAAAAAAGTGCTAGGCCGATATGACGCCTTGTGCGCACAAGTTCATGCTTTTGCACTCGTGGTGATTTTAGATCCCCCTTAGATTCATTCGTACTGACTACCTTAGAAGAAGCACTTCCTGTGAGCGTACGGTTACGTCGAAATGTATGATGCTCCTCAAATGTTGGATCTGACGGCACACGACTAGTAGGCGTAGCCTGACGACGACGTGGCATATCAGTTTGTTTCTTCGAGAATAACGCCATAATAACAGTAGTTATTATAACAAAGTTATGCTTATTTTACCGCTGTTAGTATTATGTCGGCCATGTCCTTAGCGGCATGTGGTTTCGACAAAGCATGAAAATGTTTACCAAGTTCAGCAAGACGTTTTTTGTTTGCAAGCAACGATGTCAATGTATCTACTAAAAGCTGAGGGTTCGAATCTAGCTCAATCTCATTAATAGCTTCAACTGCATCATGTGCTGCAAGTTCAACCGCGTTCTTGAGTTGATGCCCAGCACTAAGATAAGGGCTTGGAATGAGAATAGTTGGCTTCGCGAGTGCAGCAAGTTCAAGTATAGTCGTTGCACCAGCCCTGGTAACAATGATGTCGGCCGCACCCATAAATTTCTCCATACCATCTGAGACAAATGCGTGTAACTGGAAACGCGAATCGTCTTCGGGTGTCTCTGCTCGCATCTCATCGTATAAGCTCGTACCAGATATTAATGCAACATTCGTGATAGCAAGGAGTACATCGAGCCGTTTCGCAATTGCTTGATTAATATTCTCAGCTCCTAGACCACCACCCGTCACAAGAACAAGAGGTTTTCGCTCGTCGAAGCCGAGCTCATTCTTTAGTGCCTTCTGCTTTTCTATCGTCACTGGAGTAAATTCAGATCCAATAGGTACCCCTATAAAACGTGTTATGCCTGCTGGATACGGATAGTTTTTCAGCTCTGCACCAGTTGCAATAGCTGTAGCAAATTTTGCCAATACCCTATTAGTTAAGCCAGGGTGCGCATCGGAATCATGAATAACAAGCGGAATGCCCAGTATGCGAGCTGCGATGCCTACAGGCAAGCAGACAAACCCA